GGTGAATAGCTTGGTGAACTCGGCCAGCTTAATCAACACCGGGTTGGCCTCACGGCCTCCACCATTGCGAAGAGCATACCAAGTGGTCAGCAAGTCAGCCACTTGCAACGCGACCAACGTGATGATGTAGGTAGTCGGGGTCAATTAAATGCCTTCGCTATGCTTGGTTGTAAAATGGAACAACCCGAGGCACTCCGGCAACATTGATAATAAGGTATCCCGTAGGCGCACCAGGTAATGCGGACGCAGCGCCAGCGGCTCCTACGGTGGCTTGCGTTGTGCCTCCAAAAGATACGCCACCCGCGTTTGTTACCGCTGCTGATGTAAAAGTAGAACCTGGTGCCTGTAGATGATTGCCTAGAAGCAAGGGCTGCGCCTGTGCTGATTCAAGATACGCCCTTTTATCAGCAAGAACACTTAAATTCCAGATCGCGTCCTGAGCAGCGTTTTTCAGGGTAAGAATTTTGCCGAAGTCCATTAAAAACCCCGAAGAAGTTAGGGCCATATAAAGCCCCGAAGCATCACCTATTGCAAGCCTGTTTGTCACCACATCCGCTGATGCAGTCCACGTAATACGGTTGTTTTTTGTGGCCGTGTTGTCCGTGACGCTGCTGGTCATTTCCAAAAAGTCGACGTTAATGTAACCGCTGTTGCCGCTGTCGATTTGGACGCCAGGCGTTGCGCTTGCCTCTTTGTAACCGCCGAAAACCCTGTCTCGACCCCCATTCGGGCCAAATCTAAAGGCACCGAGCACGTTGTCTCCTGATTCGTGCGGGCAGATGTGAACCCCGCCAATGAGCTGGTCAAGGAAATAACCCCACCCTGCATTGCCGCTGGAGTCAAAGTTTATGGTGGTCATGATGTTGCTGTTTTCGCCCCTCGTGTGCAGCCCATCGCCGTAGTTGTTTCGGCCCCTGCACTGCATCAAGAGCACACCGTTTGCGTTTACCGACACAATTGGCGACGGTGAACCACTTATGTCGCTAAGTATATGCCACCCGTGTTGACCGAATTTTTCTGCTGTGCAGTTGACAGCCTTAAACCCGTTGCAACGAATGAGCACTCCGTCATTGGCTCCAGGCCCCGTGTCCGATCCGACAATGTGCAGATTTTCCAACCCGCTGTTGGCACCGTATCCAGTGCTGCCGTTCAGAATGTTCAAGCCGGTCACGCCAGCAGGGAACTTGATGATTACCCCGGCGTTCGGCTGAACGCCGTTGCCAGCGCCAAGCAAGATAACGGGCTTGTTGTCCCAGGTCAGCGTGCTGTTGCAAATGTAAGCGCCCGTGCTTGACGGGAAATAAACGATGCCGCCAATTTGAACGGGCAAGGAGGCAATTGCCGCCTGAATCGCCGCCGTGTCATTGGTAACACCATCACCAACAGCACCAAAATCCTTGACGCTGACACTTTCCCGCAGCTTGGCTTGGACGGTTGTTGCCACGGCTCCTGTGCCAGCAGGGTCATAAATTACTCCTGCCGCATTTGCAGTGCCGGTGCCGTCTGGAAAGTTATAGACCATCGTTCCTTTGCTGTCCTGCACCAGGATGCTGAAGTTCACGCCATCAACATAGACCTGGGCCGGTGTGCCTGCGTTTGAGATGTAGCCATTGAGCGTGCGCAAAGGCTGTGCTGCAACGATAGTCAACGCTGCGTCAAAATATGCCACGACTGGGTTGGTTATCGGATACAGATTTGAAGTGCCAATCCAGACATAGCCATTGTCCAGTGGCTGTCCATCGCGGTCCTGAAATACCGGGAAAGGAACTTGAATGCTGAGTGCGGTCATTTTGACTCCAGCGCTGTAATGCGAGATTTAAGTGATTCAATAGTTGCTAAAGCCTTTTGCAACGACATGACAGTCACAGCAAGAACTGACCTGTCGTAGTAGCCCCATGGCTTACCTTCTTCTGGTTTAGGGGCCGCTTCTGGCCCGATAGCTGCATTGACGTTCTGCGCGTAGAAACCAAGCTGCCGGTCTGCGCCAAAGGTCTTTTTCTTTTCGTCGTTGTAATACCAGTATCCCGGCTCCAACTTTTTAAGCATTGCATCGGGGTCGGTTGGAACGCCGTCTTTTGTTTTCCACGTTTCATCAGATACCGATGAAATAACACCAGCAGCGGAAAATGTTGCAGTTCCTACTCCATAGTTTGAGAACGTAACAACGCCGGTTGCGCTGAGTGTTCCGGTGACTACCAGCGGATTGGATATAGAAAACGTGCCGAGTTGAGGACTATCTAACGTCAGCCCCATTCCCGATGTTGAAAAGTTCCAGTTTGCCGAAGCAGCAGTATTTTGAATCTGGATAGATGCACCCGCTAAAACTTGCAGTATGCTGCTGGCTCCAGTTGTGCTTATGTTTCCCGTCGCACTTAACGTGGTGAATGCTCCGGTGCTGGGGGTGGTTGCTCCAATCGGAGTGGAGTCTATGCTGCCGCCAGTTTGAGCGCGGTTTGCTCCTGCTGTTTTTAACATATTACAAGCCCTCGCCTGGTGTTACGTAAACCGTTCCTGCCACAGTCGTAACGGCGGAAAAATAAGCATTGACGGAAAATCTCAAGATTTCCACTGCGCCTGCAACCAGCGGTATGCCTGCGCCTGGTGTTCCGGCTGTGGCCGCTACCGCCGCCGCCGTTGCCAGTGCCGCAGTTGGGCCTGCGCCGATGTGAACCAGCGCCGATCCGTTGTTCACAAAGCGGTATTGGCCTACTGCCTGCGCTGTGATTTGTGTGCGAACCGGGACTTGTAGCCCTGCTGGTGCCACGGGGTTTGCCGCGATTACTACGGTTTTGCCCAGTGGGGCGAAGGCGATCTGACTGTTGTTTGACATGGTATTGGTTCTCCTGGGTGGATTGTCGCTTATGGCTGAACGGGTGGCAATGCGTTAAGGGCTTCATTGATTTTGGCTTTTGTTCTGCCTTCTTTACGCATTTTAACAATCTGTTTAATACCCGCATAAACTGGTAATGGAAGGCCAGTCGCAGCACCAGTGGCTCCAGCTTCTGCCATAGCTGCCAAGAGCGTTCCTGCGGTTCCTGAACTGTTTATCAAAGTGCCTGGCGGAACAGTGGTTACGTATTTAACGACCTCATTTAAGTCACGCATTCTTGCGGCTTCTTGCTTCCCAAAAATCACATCTAAACGACCATTTTTATCAAACTGTGAAACGACTTGATTTAATTTTGCTGGCGAGACTAATGGACGCCCTGCACTGTCGGAACCTACGCCACTCGTCGACTGGTCTCTGATATGTTGCACAGTGGCAGCTTGCAGTTCCTTAAATGCCTGCTGACCGTCTTTGCCGCTGGTGAGTAGAACGCGCTTTAAAAACGTGATTTCCTCCGGCGATCCGCCAAGGATTGACCGCTGAAAGACTTGATCTACTGCAACTTGCGGGTCTTGCATTCCTTTACGATTTTTGATTAGGCGAGCAACAATTGCCCGGTTCTCAAACTTCCGAGCCTGATCGGTGCGAAGCGCACGCGCTTGTTGATACAACGGCCCTGAGACTGGTTCGGTTTGTGCATCGACCAGTTTCTTCAAAATGGTTTCTTGGCGCAAGCCTACGGCGTCATCAAACTTTGCTGTTCCGCTGAGTTCTTTTCTAAATTCTTCTAACTTTCCAACGGTGGCGGGCCTTGCAATCAAATTGCCAGAGTCATCAATTTCAGCAAGGTCCATTTTTGTGAGAAGTTTTCGGGCTGTGTCCGGAACTGCCGAGGATGGAACACCCGTAATTTTTCCATTGATATAACCAATTAGAGAATCAGTTATTTCCTGATCTCCACGACCAATAGTTACAACCGTATTTATATCTACGGCAGCTTGTGATTCAGGAGACTTTTTGGCGTTGGTGTAGGCAATGTTTGTTTTGTTCTTGGCTGCTTGGTAGCCGCTGCTCAAAGCGTTGACTACCGAGCCGCCAGTGGCCGATGGGCCTGCAAATGCTGCCTCGGCTCCAGTGGCGTCAATTGCTGCGTCAAAGTTTTGAAGAATCTGTAGATTGTTTTCCTCTGCGCGATTCCGCAATGGTGCGCCGAATTCACCCTTCATCTGTTCTTTTTCAAATGCAAGCTGTCCAGGCTCACGCTCTGCTGCGCCTTTGGTGAGGGTGACTGGAACGCGTAAGCCTTGGGCCGTTGTGGTGCGTCTCATGGCCTCTGGGGTTGCTGCCGCACCCACGGATACATTCGCACCCGCTGCTGGTGTAACTGTTGGCGTTTCCATGCCAAATGTCTCGCGCACTGCTGTGGTTGCTGCTTGCACTGGCCTGGCAATGGTTTGTCCTGTTGCGGTGGCTGCTTGCTGTGCGGCTGCTGCACCACGTTGGGCAGTGGCCTGCACAATTGGCGCAGCCTGCCTCGTGGCCTGCATGATTGCGCCAGGCGCTCCGATCATTGGTATGAACGGTGGAACAACGTTTCTAATAACTTCACCAACGGCTTGTGCCTGCTCCTGACCGGCCTGAGTGCGAGGCTGGTAGGTTAATGCCTGTGCGCCCTTTGCCGCGGCTTGCTCGATTTCACGTAATGCGTCCTTCGTGCCATAGTTTCCTGACAATATTTGTTGAGCCAAACCAGCGCCAACGCCTGCAACGCCGCCAATCATGCCACCTGTGGCCCCTGTTACAAGTGACAATGCGGCTTCGCCAGCACCGACAATCTGCTGGCCGATGCCGGGCTGTTGTGCTGCTGGCGCAATCTGTTGCTGCACGACTGCCGTGGTTTCCTCAGACTTTGCAAGTTGATAAGCCTGCGCCACGGTGTCGAACTCAGGAGTTCCGCGCTTGGCAGAATTCTGAACAATCCAAGCAGCATATTCGTCTGCAGTTGCCATTTACTGGCCTCCACGAAGTATCGCGTCAGCCTTTGATCGAATAGTGACTGGCGCAGTTGCTGGTGCAGCAGTTGGCGCAGCCGTTGGTGCTTGACCGGTTGGTATTTGAGAGATAAGTTGCTGGCGTTTTTCTTCTGAAATATCTTCTTGTGAACGATACTTTTTCGACACATCTCCAATGATGCGTTGTGAAAAGTCGTTAAATGTCTCTCCTGGCTTGGTTGCATAATCGCCAGCAATAAATGTGCTCTTGGCGCGAGTAAGCACTCCGTTGTTTTGGGAGAGCCAGTCTGTTTTTGCATTGTTGATGGATGCGTCAACGTCTTGCAGTTTTGCCATGCCACGCAAAAAGCTCGACAAGTCTGTTGCAGATGCGTTTTCTCCTGGAAATCCTTTAAGAGCCAGAATGATGTCTCTATCTGTGGCTGGGCCTGGCGGCAAGGACTTAATGGCTGCTGTATTCCGAAGGCGTATGTATTCTTGACGCAGTTGCGTCATGCCGCCCTGAAATCCTGCTCCTTTTTTCAAGAAGTCTGAGGCACTGGAGAATGCACCATAACCGCCGCCAGATTCTTCTAGGCGCTTGGCTAAGTTATTAAACTGTTCCGCAGATTGCTTGGAGGTCGCTGACAATACTGCTGATTCGTTGATTAGTTTGCGCGTGTCTGCTGGAATGTCGTTCAGATTTTTTTGGATGTCGGACATTTTTGCAGCAACATCTGCAACTGTTTTCTGAGTGTCAAGATTTAAACGTGCAGAACGATCAGTAATTTGGCTACGTAGATTGTTTATATCCCAATTGGTCTTGTTCAGACCTGCGATTTCAACTTTCTCTGCATATTGCGCTTTAATCTGAGCACTTTTTGCCTGTGCCTTTGTCAGTGCAGCATCTGCCGCAGCTTTATCTGGCGCATTGGTTGCCGTGGCCTGTGCTGTGGTGGCATCTGCCACGGCTCTATCGGCTTTTGCAACGGCCTCTGTCAATGCGCTGGGTGCTTGCGCTGCCGAAGATACAGCCTTCACCGACTTTTCAAACCGATCAGGGTCAAGCGCTGTTAATGCAAAGTTAACTCCAGCCTGTGCGCCTTTAACGTTTCCGCTTTGAAGTGCGGTATAAATATCCTCATAAATCTTGGTCGGTTCGCCTGAGTTCTTTTTTGCTTGGATGATGGTTTGCACTCTCTCCATTGCCACATCTGGAGCATTGTTCTCAAGGGCCGTGGATATTTCAAAGCCCTGCGTAAACTCGTTTTTTAGACGTTCCTCGCCAACGCCTTTGCGCACGTCACCAAAGGCTTCACGGAATTGCGGATACTTGGCAATCATGCCAGTCCATGCTTTTTGCGATCCATCGGCCTGAGCTGCTTGGAGGTCGGTGGCAAATTGCTGCTTTGCCTGCTGCGCTTGCTGCTGGGCAATTTGCTGATCCTGCATCTGGCGAAAAGTCGCGCCAAGTTTCAAGCCAGATGTAAGGCTTTCGGCTAAATCCACCTGCGGGATTTGAGACATGTAGTTAATTGGTTGAACCATGTTTTTACTGCCTCAAAATTTAGTGTATCTAAAGCCAGATCCGCCGCCGCCTACACTCTGGCCGGCGCCGCCCGATAGTGAAAATTCACCTGGAACTACTTTAGCAGGTGCGCCACCAAATAAGCCTGCGCCATAAGCTGCACCCGCAAGAGAGGCGAGTGTGCCGAATGTATTGCCAACCACGCCGCCTTGCGCCAGTTGAGCACCTGCCGTGGCTGCACCTTGCTGACCAAGCATGCCGGATACGTTTTGGCCTAGCTGCATCCCTGACGATGCTTGCCCGGCTGCTGAGACTTGGCCCAGGCTGGTAAGACCGCCAAGACGCCCGTATTGCTGATTGATAAGGCTGGACAGCAGCGCCGGTCGGAACTGAGCCAGTGCGCCCTGTATGTTTCCACCACGCAGGCCACCGGTAGCCGATGCACTTTGCAGCATGGCTTCTTCACCTTGCTTGGCCAGCGCCTGAAATGTCTCGCCACTGCTAATACGTTCAATGGCTGCACGCTCTGCCTCTGGGCCTTGTAAGCCTATCAGGGCTTGCTGCTGGGCTAGTGCTGGAGCGCCGGCTGCTGTGTATGGGGCCAGTAGTTCGACGAGCGTGTCGAACTGCCTTCTCTGCTCGGCAATGCCTGCGGTTGATGCGGCTACCTGTGTGGCGCTTGCTTGCCCGGCTGCATCGGCTGCTTGTGATGCGCCAGTAATGCCACCGAAAACGTCACTAATTGCGTCGCCAACAAAACTCATGATTTACTCCAATCTGTGCGCGTCATGCCGAGGATGTAGATGTCTTTGGCAATCCCACCTTGCACGCAAGCTGCACGCCTACGGCCCTCTTCTTTGAAGCCTAGCTTGATGCAGTAGTTTCTTGCCGACTCCAATCCTTCGATTATGTAGGCGGTAACGCGCAAGATGGGCCGGGCAAATGCCCACGCCAAAAAAGCGCAGCCAAGGTCGCGGGAGTGTTTGATAGCGGACTTGTGCAAAAGCGAATGAAGCTCAATCTCGGTGCTGGAAAACCGTATTGCCATGAATGCGCCAGCAAAGCGACCGCCTACGGTCGCGGTCAAGTATGTGACGCTGGGATGGTCAATGGGTGCCGCTGGCCGGTGGTCGTGACCGATCTTTGCGGTAATGTAAGGATCAGAATAGACCTCCAAAAGGTGGCCTTTCGTAATTCCTTCCGTAACGACCGACATTGAACACTCCTGTGCAACAGGGTGAGCTACTGGCGGCTCGAACGGCTCAGTGGGGCTTATTTTCGCACATTTTGGCATTTGGTCAATCCATCTCGGATTCGCGTTCTTCCCAGGCTTGGCAAACCCGCATGTCATTGCAGATAAAGTTGAGCTTTTCGCAATGTCCACGGAACCCTGCGCCCTTGTCATAAGTCGCCATCGGGATGCGCTCGATCCTGACTTGGGTCATGAAGCTGTTGTCGTAATACTCGCAATTGGAGCAGTGCTTGCGCCTTGCATCCTTTTCATCGGACTGCATCGCCTGCGCCAGTCCTGCATAGAATTCCTTGTTTGCGCCAGCCTCATTGGTCGGCACTTCGGGGCCGTAGTTCCAGTCCTGGACCGCAATGGCGTAGTTCTTCTTGTTCTCGGCTGTGCTGATGAATTCTTCCTCCCTCGGCAGTCCTGAAAAGCCACGAGGAATAACCATAAAGTCTTTCATGCCGTTCTCCTTTTAGGTAATTTCTCGGCCAGATGCGCGGATGGTCAGTGAGGTGGCTGCGCCAGCAATGGTTGAAATAAAGCCACCGGACTCCAACGCCTGGCCGACCAGTTCGGGGCAGGTGTAGGTCTCATCGGGCGCAATTGCGCGGGTGTCAATAATGAGGTTGGCTGCGCCAGCAGCGCCTGCACTCGTCACTAGATTTGCGCTGATCGTCACATTGCCTGCCGTAGTGTTGGTGATCGTGAACTTGTCGATGATCGCCTTGCAGTTCACCGCGGTGTATTGCGTGGTCTGGGCGTTCTCGGCTTGCTTGGCCGGAATAAGAACTTTGATGGATACGGTCATTTTATGATCCTATCAATGGCTTGAGATTTCAAAGGGTCAGACATTGCGGATTTGAACTGTTCAAACAGTTGAGAATCTTCAAGCTCTTTAAGCTGCTTTACGCCCTGCGCGGCAATGTCCTCAATGACAGCTTGCACGTATTGCTCTGCTGTTATCTGCGGAAGTTTTGTCGGTCGGCCAGCAATAACAACAGGACGCAGTCGGCGTGCGTTTTCCTCTTGCAATTTCACCGCAAGACCGTTTTCTTGTGCGTCGGTTAAAACGATTTGGTATGGCATTGTTACTCCACGTAAAAAGATAAAAGGAACACATCAACCTACCAATAATCGACGGGCCGTTCCGCCTGAGTCCGTAACAGTGATATACCCGGTCTGCGCTAAAATTCCTGCTGTAAATGTGCCGAACTTTAAATTTCCCACCGTCAGCAGGTCGCTAAGAGGGTTGTATATCATCGAGCCTGAACCCAATAAATCCGTAATCGTAAAAATTCCTGTGTCTGCTGGTGCGTCTGCATTGCCGAGATAGAAAATAGCACTGGTTCCAACTTTATTGGTTCCAACTCCGGTAGTGCCTGTGAAGTTAAATAGACCCGCGTTACCGTCGGTAAGAGCGCCAACCGTAAATTGTATGCTTCCGCTATCGCCAGTTATTGAACCAGCAATACCGGAATTAAAATTTATACTTCCGCCGTTGCTGTTGTCGTTTGGAGCGGCTCCTGCGGTGTAATCAATATTACCGCCTGCAGCCGCCGTTGCGGTTATCCCTGACTCTGAGTCAATGGAAACGCCAGCAGTCAATGCGACTTGATTGCCGCCGTTATACACAGCGCCCTGAACCCGCACGCTCCCGTTTATTTGAACCTTGCCTATGGTGTCATCAACTGCACCAAACAGATACCGCCCACCAGCTGCAGTCCGCGTAAATCCTGAGTCATCGTCAATAGTCGAGGCACCAGATGCCCATGCCGATTGATCGGCAACCATTGAACTAGAAGTCTGGACAATGTTTGTCGGCAGATTTGCGTAAGGCAGGATGCCATTCACATCGTGCGAAAGTTCCACATTGTTACGCACCGGAGCCAGCGCCAGCAACTCAAGCGCTTGGGCCAGTGCGCTGATCTGGGCCAGCGCGTTGTTGGCATTGGCTGCAGCACTGTCTGCTTGGAACTCAAAGTCGGTTCCTATAATGACCTGGAGTTCATCCACGGCAGAAAACAGCAATTCAAACTGCCTGATCTGCTGCTGGTCGGTCAGAAACGCCGAAAGCTGATCCCGCGTCAGATTGAGCCGGCGAGAGAAAGGTGCAGCAGCCATCAGAATGCCAACGCCTCGATCTGGGCTTCAAGCCGCACAAAGGACACGTGTGCGTCACTGTCGCCACGGAAGCACTGAATACGCCAGTTCCTCATATGGCCTTGCTGAAACCACGCCAGTCGCTTGTTGCTGCCAATTGTGCCGACTGATATAAATCTCTGCTGGCTGTATGCTTTCCCGTCGAGGCTGTAACTGGTGCTGATCTGTGGGTTGGTGCCTATGGCCACGCTGCCGGTCAGACTGACAAGCTCTAGCTCGTTAAAAATCGCCCCATTGCCTTCGTTGTAGACGATGAGCGTGCCAAACTCCCAGCGCACTTGAGCGCCCCAATGGTGGCCGGTATCTTGCACCAGATAACCGACGTTGCTGGATTGTGGATCTCCGACTAGCCACTTGTCATAGGCCCAGACCATGTTTCGAGCGCGATATTGAGCGAAGCCGACGATGGCGGTGGTCAGGGTGAACCATACCGGCTCCCCTAGAGCCTCGGATGCCGTTGCGTCATAGACCACGGTGCGGTCAGGCAGGTGGACGTATAGGTGCTGGTGATTCTTGTCGTTTCGTGCCTCCAGCTTGACCCCAGCCAGTTGAGCCTCGGTGTATTGCAGCAGCAGGTTGTCGATCTCCTGAGTGCTGGCCTTCTGGGTTACTGCTGATGCGCCGACGTATATGCCTGGTGCTTCGTTGCGACCACTACCTAAAAATGCAATCGCCTGAATAAAAACACAGCAGGCTTGCGTTCCGACAACGCCCTTTTGTATTTGAGCGCCATCAATCCTTACAAACGGGAAAAGCTCGCCACCCACGTTGTCGAATACCTCAATGGTGTTACGGTTCAAGGCATAGACTTCGTTCCGCAGCTTCAGCAGGGCCACTACCGGGTCAGGATCGGCTTCTGAGCTTCCGTATTTCAGCGGATTGACCACCAGCGGATTGGTCAGTTCGGTGACGATCAGAAACTCGCCATCCGTGGTCATGAAGTAGCCGTCTACCCACACCACATCGAGCACAATCCCAAGATCGGGGTCTGTGACTTGGGTCAGCGTTGTGCCATCCCAGTAATACAGCCGCCCACCGGATGCAATCGCCAGTTGGTCAAAGCTGTAGTCAAACGTCACTAGCTCGGTTATAGGGCCACCCACATCGCCTAAGGTGGTCACTGTGCCATTGCTGTCTATCTCGACCAGCTTTGTGCCCATCACACGATATAAACTGTCCTGCCAATTAATGCCGCCCCGGTCTATGCCTGGGCCTGTGCCGTTGGCCACAATGCCATCGCCAGGACGCAGGAAACCGTTGCTGATACCGGACTTTTTCGGCACCGGCACCATGTTGATGGGGTAGCTGGTGCGAAGCTCCGGCGTGCTGTCAGCGTAAATGCCGTTGAGAATGGGGATTTGCATTTACTTCTTTGCCTTGTTTCGGGCCGATATTTTCCTTGCCTTCTCCTGCGCGTCAGCCTTGGACGATGCGCCCCATGCCCTCAAGCTCAACAGCAGGCGGGTAGGTTCGCCGCCCTTGTATTCAGGGCCAGCACTGCCACCCATACGGGCCAAGAACGATGCCCTGCGCGGATTGTCACCCGACTTGACAGGGGGCTTCAGGTTCATGCCTTCGGCCTTGGCTGCTGCACGCCCTTTGGCATTTAAACCGCCTTTTGGGTTCTGGCCTTCCTTACGCGCATAAGCGGGGGTTTTCATCTAAAGCCCTTGATCTTTGCTGCAATCTTTTTAGGCTGCTTGGCAAACTGCTTGCCTGCCTTCGTAGCCTCGCGCTTTGCCCTGGTGGTCGCTGCATACTCAGCCGCAGACAGGGCTTTTATAGCCTTGGCCGGCAGGTAGCGTTCGCCAGTCTCGGACGAAGGTTTGCCCGACTTAGTGCGCCAGTCCTGGTTCGACCAATCTTTCAGGCTTTTCTGCGGGGCTTTCATCGGTATCCACCGCCTTTGGCCTTGTATTGAACCGCCAACATCTGGGCTTTACGAGCTGACCATTCGCCCGGATCGCCGCCCTTTGTGCCAGCCTTGATTTTCTGAAACAAGGCTTTCCGCATGGTCGGCCTCGTGTAGTTGCCAGCCGCATTGACTGTGGACTTAGCAGCCATTACGCAGTTACGGCTTTGATCACTGCAAAGGCAATAACAATGGCTTCACTCAATGAACCAGCACTAACGTTCCGCACGTTAATGCTGGCAGAGCCTGCAGCAGATTGAGCATTCAGCAGATAAGAGCCAGCAGTGCCTGCGCTGATGTGGTTCATTATCAGAATATCGCCAGCCTCAATTACCGTATTTGTCAAGGTAAAGCTGACGGTGGTATTTGCTGCAAGTGCTGCATTGTTCAGCGTAATTTGGCCGGTCGATCTGCTCAACGTGACTGCAGTTGCCTTGTTGGTAAGCTGCGTGACCGTTCCACCAGCGCCAGTTGCATAACCTAATTTTCCTGTGCTGCTAATGACTTGGTTTCCCGTTGTGCTGAGACTCGTGCCGGTTGCTGCGCCGATCACTGGTGTCACCAATGTTGGCGTATTTGCAAATACATTTGCACCAGTGCCGGTCTCGTCCGTCAGTGCAGCCGCCAGATTTGCACTTGATGGAGTTGCCAGAAAGGTTGCCACATTCGCAGCTAAACCTGAAACGCCAGTTGCAATCGGCAAACCAGTGCAATTGGTCAATGTTCCAGAAGTCGGAACGCCGAGTATCGGGGTTACCAACACCATGCTGGTCGAGGTGCAGGCAGAAATATTGCCGCTGGTCACCGTTCCCAAAATAGGAGTCACAAGCGTCGGGCTTGTGTTGAATACCAACAGGCCAGTGCCGGTCTCGTCTGTCATTGCTGCACGCAGATTGGCGCTGCTTGGCGTTGCAAGCCAAGTCTGGATGCCAGCCGCGTAAACCGTCTCGGCGTTGATCTGATACCAAGAGTTTGTCGGCTGATAGAAACGAATCGCCGTGGCAGTGCCAGCAGCCAATGAAGTCACACCGCCAAAGATAGCCGATGCGCCATTTAGCGCAATGGTAAGTGAGGTGATTTCTTGGGTCGTAGTGATCAACACCGTGGTGCCATCAGGCACGCCAGTGTTCAGCGGCAAGGTGATCGTGCCAGTTGCCAGCGTTCCGGCAGGCTGCAACAGCATCCACTGGTCGTTGCTAACGGGGGTCGGCACCGTGATATTGAAGCCGTTGCCGGGAACGTAAAGATTCACCGCCAGCGTGGGCGATGCAAAGCTCTGCTGGAAAAACGTCAGCAAAGAGCCAATCGAGGTGCGTCTTGCATCGCCGTTGTTGGGCGAGTAGACGGGAAGCTGGTCGCCGCTTGAAATGGTGCTCAGGACTGGCAACTGGTTAATGGTGGGCATGATCTTCCTTATTAGAATTCGATAGGCCCATCAGGGCCAGCGTTGACAGGCAAATAGGGTGGCCGCACATATGGGTTATCGGTAACTCTCCACGGCTTGTTGCCGGCGCCCGATGGGGTCGTGGCTGGCAGTTGCTTTTCAAGCGGGAAGGTAGCCCTTTGCAGCAAGATGTCGTAGCCCTGCTTGGCGGTGGTCTTGGTCTCGATCATCACTTGCTTGCCGTAGCTCGGCGCCAGCCTGATGCCCAGACTGCAGATAATCGCCTCGTAAGCAGAATCAGGAACTAGCGTATCCTCGTCAAGGTCGCTGTCCTGTGGGCTGGATGGCAAAGGATAGCCTAGGCGGATGCCTTTGGCGTTCCAGTCGGCCATCATTGCATCAAGCCGGCGCAGGGCAGACTGCAACTGTTCGGGCTGCAGATCAAACACATAAGATGCAAGGCCGATTTCCTCAAAAGCAGCGCTTATGAATTGTCGTTTTTTGTAAGACATTAACGCTCCCTCCATCTGCGGTTAATCACGCTGACATTAGATTGTGTGATGTTAAACATTTGCGCGATTTGGTGCTGTGTTAACTCACCATCGTTGAGTAGTCTGATTATGTGATCGCGCTGGTCGTCTGTCAGCTTAGACCTACCGTGTTTTTCTCCTCGAACAATTGCAGATTTATAATTTGCAGATTCTGCAAAAGATATAGCGTGCGCCTCGCCTTGGCTCTGTCTGCCTTTACGAACCTTGTCGGTCATGTTGTCTTGTGGCGTGCCAAGAAACAAATGCGATGGGTTTACGCATGATGGATTATCGCAATGGTGGCAAACAAACAAGCCATCTGGTATTTGCCCACGATGAATAGCAAAGGATGCTCTGTGCGCCTTATATTGTTTGTAGCGATGCTTTACAACACCATACCCTGTTTTTAGTTTTGCACCTTGCCAAGGCCAGCATTGTTCATTAGAAAGCGATGGAGTATTCCTAGCCACTAACTCATTCAAGGTAAGATGCGCGTCCTTGTTCATTGCATTTCCTCGATGTGTTTAAGTAGTGTCGCATCTGACCAGCGTTTGTCAACCTTCAGCCCCATCACTTCGGCTTGTTGCAGCATTTCCTCGCGGGTGGCTGGGCTGTCATCCTTTTCAATGACTTCAACAACCGCGTGACGGACACGACTGCTCATCGGCGATGGATGCACTTGTTTCGTTGCCTTGCGTTCTGCTGCCTGTGACTTTTTCAGTTTGCGCTTTTGCAGCCGCAACTCTTGCCTCGGGCTAAGAATCTTTGTTTTTACAATTGCGGCTGACTTAATCATTTATTTTTCATTGACTTTGAAGCTGGCTTTTTCATCATGCTATACGCCATCGCAACGGCTTGCTTTTGGGGCTTGCCTGCTTTCATTTCCATAGCAATATTCTTGCCGATTGATTTCTTTGAGTAACCCTTGGTCATTGGCATATCTTTCTCCATGTAAACAGACCAGCATCTCTGCTGGCCTGTCCGGTTAATTAACCTATGCGGTAAACGATAAAGGTATCAGCAGCAGTTTTGCGAACACGGAAACGTGCGGATGCACCAGACGTTGCCGCGGTCGTAGCAGCACCAACAATGGTCACACCCGTATTGACCGTGATGGTCAAAACAAATGCCGCCAGAGTAATGACGCTAAAGTCAAACCCCTGACCAATTGCCCACTCTGTTGCCAGGTCAAGGTTTGCACCCGTTGGCAATTGAATGCTACGAGCAGTAGTAGGCGTTGCAGTAATGATGCCGGTCAGCACATCTGCGGCTGTGGCAATCATCGAAGCGCCATCGGCTATATTTGCCGGAGCGCCCTGAAGTTGCCAGTTGCCATCGTCAGTAATAACTGGGGCAACACCGACCGCGTAAAGCGCACCCGATGCACCAGCTTGAATCGTAACGCTGGTAGCATTGGTGAATGCGCCTGAAACGTAGGTGGTGTTCTCAACTACTTGCAGCAGATCCTGCGCTTCGGGGAAATTGGGGAAACCAACTTCCTGAAACACACTCGCGGGCGAGTAGGCTTGAACGGCGATCTTCTCGCCTGCCGGCACAGTAACAACGGCAGTGCCTTGGGTAAAAATTCTGTTATAGCTCATGATTTAGCTCCTTACGGCGTTTGATTGAACAAGAGAATACCGGACATCTCGGGCTGTTTGTTTACCACGCCGAAAAGGGTATCGAGGCGATACTTGGTTTTCATCGTGTTCACATCGTATTGCTTCTGCATCACCAGTTCGATGCCCTGGTCGGTGGAGGCACGCATTACTGCAACGCCAGCATCGGAGGGAACAGCATAACGACCCGGCAGGATTTCAAGCGCATCTTTCTGCCAGAAGCAGTTGATCGTCGCATCATCTACGTTCAGGCGGTCGATAACACTACCAGCGGCTGCGGTCACGATGCAGTTTTGATACTGCAGTTCGGCATCCGTTCCACCTTGTGCCGAAATGATCGGCGGGGTGATAACGCAAGTGGTCGCATTGGTAACGCTCACCACGCGGAAGGTCTTAGCGAAGCCAGTGCCTTGCTTGGTGATGTGATGCACTGCCTCGACGCCGTCGATTTCAAACGCAGTGCCAGCCGGCAGGTCGGTGGTGCTGGACACGGTGATTGTTTGGAAACGATTGTCCACGTTGCCAGTCTCACCCGTTACTGAGGTTGAGGTAGCGACCGGCACATAGAAGTTGCTTGCGCCAACCAAGGTGCTCATGGTCGGATCGGCACCAGTAGCCGCCAGGATGCGATTCGCATAGTCCAGTTTGTAGGTCTCAAAGCCTGCGACCATACCAACGTAGGAACGCTCAAACGCATTATTTGACTTGTTACCGGCAAAGCTGCGCGACACAGATGCGCCACCAGTGCCGCCAGCAATGTTGCCGGCGATGCCGTTGTAGTCACGGCTGGAAAGCGCCAGGTAACGGTCAAAGGCTTGGACGCCCTGCTCGTTCATGATGCTGTCGCAGAGAGCCACATCGTCATAATCACCGGCCGCGGTGCTGACGGTGACCACCAAGCTGCCGAGATTGGCGGCGGTGTTCATGATGGCGATGTTGATGTCGGAGGCCAGCTTTTGCTTGGCGGCTTCGCCCAGGCGACCTTCTTGCAGGGCATCACGCAGTTCAAGCGCGTCCAGGATGAACGGCACCGACTTTTGAAAGCCGAGCGTTGCCGGAACGGAAAGCTGCGTGTAGTTGCCAAAATTGCCCGTTTGATCCATGCCATCGTAGGACTGAGCGATGTAGGGCTGGGGGCGGTAGATCACGTTGTTGGTGCGCTCCATCATCGAGCTGTCGGTGTTGTAGACGGACACGTTACGGGAAAGCACCAGAGCATCGTTGAAGCCTTCGAGGATGTCCTCAAAGGCAACGCGCTCTTCCTTGCTGAATGAATTACTCATGAAAATCTCCTAAATGTTTATTTGGATGCTGATCGTTTTTGCGCTTTGTAGGCAATAACTTTAGTCATGTTGCCAGTCCTCGACGCATCTTCTCTCAGCCGTTCAAGGGTTGAGTCCACCGCCCCAGATACTCGGCCAGTTCCTGACACGATTCTTTCGGGCGGCGGGGCTGCTTTGCGGTTGGTTACTTTCAATTCTTTCTCCAGTTTCGCTACCGCAAAAGCAAACTTTACGGGGTCTTGAATGTCGGACAACTCCTTCGCCCTCTTCGGGTTCTTGCCGAGCGCGTAAATGACAAGCGCGGGATTATCCGCACCTTGCAGCACTATGCCTTGCTGGGTGACGTTAAAGACCTCCTGGGCGACTGCCTCGGCATCTTCAAAGTCCTTGACTCGCAGTTCAGCTTTCGCCTTGCCGTAGCCCTCCAGCTTGGACTGCCATGCCTTCTGCTGAGTCATAACTTCAGCTTCTTGCTTGGCATTGGCATCGTCGGCCTGGCGCTTGCGCTCAAACCAATCTGCCATTGCTGCCTCAAACTTTTCGGCGTCGTAGTCGTGTTCCTCAAGACTTGGCTTCTTGCCCACCACGACCGGCTTGGTCTCAGTCTGTGCGGTGCTTTTCAGCTTGCCCTGCAGTTCACGGTTCTGACGCTGTAGTTCTCGGTTCGTCTTACGCAACTCTCTAACCCATTCAGGCGCTTGAGTGTGTTCTTCGGGAGGCGGCGCTTCCTCACCAATAGAGACGATTACTTCGTCCGGTTCTCCCTCGTCATCTTCGGCGCTCTGGTCATCGCTCTGGTCGTCAGCGGATTGATTCTCGCTGGTGGTTTCCTCAGTGCTCTGGCCTTCGTCCTCAATGACGATGGTTTCCTCGTCCTCGTTCTCGCTTCCTTCTGCCTTTTTATTCATCTTTGACCCCATCAAACTCACCCAAAAATCGGCTGGGTGGATGCCATTTTTTTACATTCTCGTCCTTTTCCCGTTATCTGACAACGGGCTGCGTTTGTTCCTGGACAATGCCTCCGATCTCTTGCGCCAGATTCAGCGCATGGTCTTGGGAGTCCATGTCGATGTTGGCCAGCGTCTCGACGGTTTTGGCTCGACTCAGTTCCGCATCGGCCACGGTCTTGACGGTGCTGGCGCGTGCCTGGGCTGCTTTTGCCGTTGCTTCCTCGGCAGCGGCTTGCAGATACATGGCGTTCGGATCTTGCGGCTGGCCCTGCATTTCGGCCATGAGTTCCTGCGCCTCGTCCTCGGTCGGCTTGACCACGCCCATGCGGAGCAGCTTCTTGCGGAAGTAGGCGTTGGCATCGGAAACGCCCTCGCCCTCCATGTTCATCATCGCCATTGCGGTCAAAACTTGTTGCGTTTCAGGGTCTTGCGTGATCTGCATCATTCCGGTCAGCGCCCGAACGGTTGCCGCACGCTTGCTGCTGGACGATGGGCCGACCTGGGATACAACGTCAAAGGTTGCGCTGCTCATGTCGTTTTCCATCACCATTGCGCCGGTTTCGGTGTCGATGGTGGGCTGCATCAATTCGACCATTCCAGCCTCGCCAGTCGAGGCGATGGTTTTCATCTTGCGCTTGTCCTCGGTGTAGATGTCCTTGGCCATCGACAGCCAGATTTCACCGCAGCGCTTCATGCCCTTGGCAAAGTTCGACATATAGATGAAGGTCTGCATATCGACCCGGGATTGGATCATCTCCACCGCTTTACCCGATACCCCAGAAACCATCTTATCGGCACCCTGCTGATTGCCGAGAATGTCCTGCATATCGGTCTCGGTGATCTGGAGCAGAGCCGCCATTGCAGGCGGTATTGCTGCGCTTTTGGTGTAGGCCATCGGCCCGGCAGCTTGCGTGTTTCCATCCGGCCCAGTGATCGGGTTGATCAGCAGGTAAGGATAATCTCGCAGGTTGTCCTCGGCCCACATGACCTGATGGCCGGCCACCTGCTCAGGCGTCATGATGGGCTTCTCGATGCTGGACAGCGCACTGATCTCGCCCAGCTTGGACAGTTGCATATTCTTGAGGCGCTGCGCATCTTTGGCTAAACGCACATGGCCCATGCAGCGCTCGATGTTGTCCACAAACCAGCGCTTGCCGTAGACCACGACAATCGGGATGCACTTGCCTGCGATGTAGCCTGCATCCTCTAGCACCTTGCCGCCCGACATGATGTATTTTCGGACGCGCATACGCTTGACGCGCTTCTGGCGCACTTCCCTTGTACCGATGGCAATCAGGGTTTCTTCCAGCGTCTCGTCGTTCTCAAAGTCTGCGGCTGAGTAGCGTTCCTCGACGCCGCCGATGGTTTCAAAAATGCGGATGGTCTCGGTCTTTTCTTCCAGCTTGTAATACTCGGCCACAAAAACAATATCAGGCGTTGACCAGTCAAACTCGTATTGGTGAATGACCTTCGGCCAGTCGGTAGGATCGTCGTTGTATATTTCTTTGTAAGACTCACGCGTCATGCTCGTGACTACAAAGCAATACTTGGCGTCGGACTTGTCTTGCCGCTTGGCGTTCAGGTCAAAGAATACGGAACTGTCAGCGTCATAGATCGGCTCGAAGCGAATGCGCTGGCGGTCATCGTTCTCATCTTCCTCATCCTCGTAGACGGTGCGAAGGCGCCATGCACCAATGCCGCCGCCTACCGCTTCCTCGAAGGCATTATCGTAGGCTTCGTCAGCCACGGATGCCTGCTCGTCAGCGCGGTATAGTCCATCGCAAACCTCGGCCAGCTTGTCATTCTCGGTGCCGTCTTTGGACACATAGTCAACCGTGATCCGGTTGTTGCGGTATTCGTTGACGATCCTAATCACCGACAGCATGATCTTGTTGACTTCAAACTTGGGCTTGTTCTCGTATTGATAGGCGAGTGGCCCTTCCCACTGAGCGCCGCAAAGGGAATAGAAGCGACGGTCTTGCAGGCATTGCAGGCGCTCATCACGCAGCGCGGTCTGGATGTCATTAAACTGCCGCAGGGCTTCAGCGTGCAGATTAGACAGCCGTTGATCGTTCGAGATTCGGGCCATGTTTATCCTTTGGGGGCGATTATCTACCAGCGCTTGACATTCGGCAATGGCGTAAATAGCGCCGGTTTTGTGATTGCCGACCGCCGCACGCCCTCGCAGGCATAGCGCAGGGCGTCGATCACGTGGTTTTTCTTGTCCTCCAGCAGCGGCAGGATTCGCCCGGTCAGCGGGTCTTTTTTGTAGGAATAGAGGCTGAGTTCGTCGATGGTGTGGGTGCAGCGCGGGTGAACCACGATGTCGTAGTTTTTCAGGAACTCAATGCCTTCCTCAACCGACTTCGGTCCTTTGACCGCGGTCATGATCTTGGGAAAGCCGTTCTTTCTCATGTGGCTGATCGTCTCTGGCCTGGCTGAGTCAGCCACGATGGGCCATTTCTCGGCCTCTGGAACCTGCATAAACAGTTCTGGCGTGTTGACGATCTCGCAGCCGACCATGTAAGCCTCGT